GTACTAAGGCTCAGCAGAGCCCAGATTGTCCAAATACTAATGCTTAGCATCTTTAGCCTCCAGTACTGCTACCATTATATCTCTAACCTGCATTATACTATCATATTCAAACATATTTACTCCAAAGTTTTCGTGTAGGATGCTATCGCATTCCTCTAAGCTTTCAGGAAGCCTATCAATATACATTCCTATCATTATTCCAATATGCACTTGAGCAAGTGCTACATCATAACTCATTTCCACTCTTCTACAGAGTATAAGTATATCATAAACACTAAAAATGCCTGCAATCCTACTAGGGTTAATACCCCCGCCAGCACTACCAGTATTGTACCTATAACTAGGCTAAGTACCGCCCCCAATAATAATTTTATATTCTGCATCAATTGCCTCCTCTAATGTTGGGTAATATTTGTCTATTGTAAGCCCCGCTTTCCAGTATTCTGCTGCTGGATAGTAACTTTTATTTGGTTTAACTTTAGTAGCGTCATAAAATTGCAAAGCTACGCCTATATTACGGAAGACTATATTATACAGTACTTTATGCTCCTTAATTTTATCCAACTTCTTCATATTCCTTTGCCTCCAAATCTGTCACCATGTAACCAGCGTAATATGAATCTAATCCATTCATAATTGCGCAGAAGCGCTTAGTTCCGAACTCCAACTCAGCCGCTTGCATTGTGAATAGTGCATTAACACCGTCTATCTCTCTCGCTATAATACATAACATTTTCGTTTTTCTCCTTTTACCTATTATTTAACTACTATTTTACAGAGGTTAAGGGCAAATGTCAAGTTTTATTTTTTATTTGGTACTCGAATTGGTACTTTAAATATGACAAAATACGACAAAATAGGGCTCATATTACGAACGAGCGAAGCGAGTGAGTGATATGCGAGGCGAAGCCGAGCAGCTTCGCCCATTTGCTGTACCTAGAAAGAAATAAGTCCCTTAAACGCATAGAAATTGGACCCCCTACCCGAAAAATCTTGCTACAATCGCCTATATGTCGATATTAGTCCGCATAGCACCGAATTGCTCCGTATAAGGCCCCGCTGAGCTGTATTAGTGCATATAACCCTATATAAGTCTATTTAAGGCTCCGCTGAGCTGTATTTTTATTAAAACTTGACATTTGGGCTTGGCTATGGTAAAATATATATAATGGGAGAATCGTTTGCGATTTCGGCGCAATAGTAGCCACAAAAAAAGCCCGCACACCTAAATGTACGGGCAGGTCGGCTAATCAGAGGGCTGTCGTCCACCCTCCCCGATTATTTGCCTTCTTCAGCATTACGGATGTCAGACATCTCGATGAAGCGTGCAAGAAACTTGTCAAGGTCTTTCTTAGTCATGTTAGACATAGATGGCAGCTTCAGACCAGTCATAGCCTCAACAGCCTTAGTCATTTCTTCCTTGCTAGCTCCAGTTTTACCTGTAGCAGTAGAAGCTACCTCTTTCTTAACGTACACACCCTCAGCGTTAAGCTTACCACGGATAGATGGTACAGTAGATTTGAATTGTGCAGCGAGAGTTTGCATCACCTTGTCGCGTGCAGCATAGTCATCGCCTTGCTCAACAGAAGCAGAGTAAGTTCCAACGATAGTGTCAAGGTCATTGTCAGTGTAAATGTAAGCCATGGTATTTTTCCTTTTAAATTATCAAGGGCTTTTCCCTCAATTTCTAAAACTATTTTACCCCAATTAACCAAATTAGTCAACTACTAATTTTTGACCGTTACTCTACTACGGTCGTCGGCGCCACGCCTAAATATTTCTGCCTCAACCTCAAGCTATGGGTATAGCCCAACTATTCGAAGTCGTCCAAATTCGATATTTGGTCCACGTATTACTTAAATAGTTATTATACTACTACTGCGTCGGTGCCCACATTACAAACGTATATATTTCTCTAAAACATCGTTATTCTACTACTGACGTCGGCGCTCCGCGCCTATTTTTAAGGTGGTGCATATATCCATTTGTGGGTATATCCATGGGGGCTCCGCTGTGCTATACTTATAGTAGCGTGCTCGTGATTTTCGGCGCAAACGCCGCCTGCTACTTCTATTATAGCACACAAAATGTGAGTGCGTCTATACCCCCAAAGAGATATTGACTTTACCCGATTTTATGTGCTAAAATCGGCGCGGGTATATTAGAATATTATAATATTCTAATATAGTGAAGCGTAAAAAATCCTGCTAAAAAGCAGGATTTTTAAGTCTGAAATTAATCAGGGATTTTGATCGTTGCGCGGTCAAGTCGTGATTTCATGGAAAGTAAAGTTTCTTCCATCGCATCAATTTCTTCATCAAAACACCCAATTTCTTTTATTGGCGATGGTCGATTGTGCCAACGAACGCGAGAGTTTTTTAGACGTTTTAAGCGACCGGTTACAGATTGCTTAGCAGATGCGAAAGTTGAAAAGTCAGTTTTTGTAGGCATAATATTTTCCTCTAAATTGTTAAACATGATTAAAGTTGTTTCTGGATAATTCCAGTGTAGTAATTATAGCAAATCCTTTTGCTTTGGTCTATACCTATTTGGGGATATACCAATCCTTTACTTGTACCGCTTGCCAGTTGAAAGGTTTTGGATTTTGCCATTTTTGCTTTTTGGTAGAATTTACCAGTTTTAGCAGTAAAGGCAATTCGTAATCCATAACATCTTCCAACGCGGTATGTGGCTCGTCAGGGAACATTGCATCATCAGCAATAAATCGAGTCATAACTTCGGCATTTGTTGGATAGTTCAAATTTCCCAAAGGATACCTTGCAGTCGGTTCTGTCTTTTTCTTAAAAAAGTTATTGTCTAAAATGAACTGCCGGTACTTTTTAGTAAATGCCCATTTTTCAACACTTGCGTACCATAAACAAAATTGCTTTTTCTTAAACCTTGCTAGGTCTATTCCGGTATTGTAACACTTGCCAGAATCAAAAGTCAGGTTGTAAGCTGTCAAATATGGGTTATAAGTACGCTCAACTTTTTCGAGCCAATTATTTATACCTGCTACACTTGATAATTGTCTATGACCATTATTAAGCATATCATTATAATTTGCGTATCTTTCAGCCAGTCTGGAAATTTTCCACAATTCCGCAGATTTTTCGTTATGGAACAATGGGTGTTTTTTGGATTCGTTATAAATGCCAAAAGTCAAAATTCCGCATTGTGCCATAATTTCACCTTTTTTGTTTACAACTACCGCGCCAAAATCCGCCACTAAATCCGTCATAGTGGTTTCAGTATCTACGATTAAAAAATAATCAGGTTTTGCCATTTGGGGTTTCCTCCCGTTAATTTCAGAATGTATATATTAACATATTGAAGCAAATAGTACATACCCAATTAGGGATATAACCAAAATAATTATCACAGCTATATCTATATATTCATTATCAGTAAATAGTATTTTCATGCGCTTATAGTATCAAATTCAGCCCCACCCGTACATACCCACAAAGAGATATTGACAAAACCCAATTTTATGTGATAAAATTGGCGCCGCCAAATGAGAATGATTCTCATTTGGACTTTGTTAAAAGAAAGGCTGTTTTTTAATAACTCCGACAGCTACTGCTTTTACACCGCCATTTGTTAGAAAAAACATGTCTTTTAAAATTTCATGCCTTACAGCCGCCAATTTTTTATGCCTTTCTTTTATTGACATTTCATATAACTTTTTCATTTTTAATGTCCCTGATAAGATGGATTAAAATGTCCGACTGTAGGAAATCCCATATCCCGCATTGCATAACAAACGTCTGCCAGATAATCACTATTATCTTCATAAACATGAAATTTTGCGCCTTGAAATTGTTTAAGACCTAAAAATTGTTTCATGCCTTTGATTTTCAATTCCGCCCCGCCCCGATTGTCATTAGTACCTTTTCTATGGATAAACTTGTTAAAACCTTTAAAATGTAAGTCTATAAAATTGTAATTTGCATCACCGGCAATACACGCTCTAGCAGTAGCGATAATCACATAAATGCTAGGATTCATAATAGAATCTTGAATATGTTTAGCCATAGGCATTAAGGAATCCTGCATAATCTTTTCAGCGTGGTCATTTTCCCGCCAGTAGGATAAGTCAATTTTCCCGTTTTTGGTTTTATACCGATGTAAGCTATCAATAGCTAAACCGTCTAAATCGTACATGTGTATCCTTTTAATCATAATGAACCCCAGTTATTTATAATTCCTATGACATTCATTATACTAAAATATGCCTGTAATGTCAATAGAGAATGTTGTTTAGTTGCAACAAAATATATAATTAAAAATATGCAAGATAGACTTCCCAGAATAAATCCTGTAAAATAAAAGCCGAATGACAGCATACCAAAACCGATACCCGCCAACAACGCCCCAAAAAATTCGTAAAACTTCATGCTCTCTCCTCTAATCAATAAAGCCATTATACAGGAAAGCACAGCCCACACCATACCCACAAAGAGATATTGACAAAACCCAATTTTATGTGATAAAATTGGCGCGAGTATATTAGAATATTATAATATACTAATATTCGCGGGAATAAAAAAGCCTACCCCTTTCGGGATAGGCTGGCAGGATTGCCCTACTCTGTGTCGGTTTCACCGTCCTGAGAATCATTCTCATCTGCGTCTACCACTTCCGCTTCTGCGTCAGACTGCTCAAAAACTTCGATAAGCATACTCAAATCTGAAACCGTGGTTTTTTCCATACTGGCTGATAATTCCAGACCTGAAACATTACGCAGTTTTTCAACCATCGCATCCTTTTTCATCGCAGGTTTACCAGTTACAGCAGAATTGGCAGGTTTCGCGGAAATATACACATTAGTGCCATCTTCGCGTTTTTCGCGCACCAGTTTAGAGATTATAGACTGCTCAGATTTCTGGTGAGTTTTAGCCAGATTTTTTACAATCTCTTTTCGAGTTGCATAATCCGCATCTGTCACACCGTTGCCCGCATCAGTATAAGCCGAAACGATTGTAGCGGTTAATTCCGCTGAATAATTAGCTACTTTAGCCATGATTTTAATACCTCAAATTGTTACCCATGATTGGGTGATTAAAGTGAAATCCATTTCCCTATTCCTTGAAACACATTTTACATTGATTCGATTCGTTTGTCAAGCATTTTTTGAATTATTTTTAAAGGTTTTTAACCGCTTCCCTCTAATCAATAAAGCCATTATACAGGAAACCCCGCGCCACACCATACCCACAAAGAGGTATTGACAAAACCCGATTTTATGTGTTAAAATCGGCGCCTCAAACGAGAATGATTCTCGTTTAGAATATTGTGGACAAAAAAATGCCCCAACCTTTATGGTTGAGGTCTTTAGACTAATTCTAGTAAATCCATTTCCTCGGCTCGTGCGCCCTAGAAATTCGCCCTGTGTTAAGTCTCTGCCATAACTCCGAGGCTTATAAGATTAACAATGAACATAGCAACGTATGACCATATTATAAAACTAAGGTCTACAGGTTCAATTCCCCAACCTTTAACCATTGCCCAAAAGCTAATAAAATAAACTATTACCATTAAAAGTAAACCTGCTATTATTTTCATACCGTATCCCATTCTAGTTTATAAAAGTTTTCGATTTCCAGTGCTTTTTTCCTAAAATCCAACCTATGCCCTACCTGTTTCCAATGTTTATTTTCTATGGTATATTGCCATAAATGAATCATCTCATGTGCTATAGTACCAAATATATGAATATATGTCAAGCAATATTTAGGGTTTATATTAATAAAATCCTTAGTATGATATTGTATGTACCATCCATAATTCTCAGAATCATCAAGAAATAGAAATTCTGGAATGTCAAGTGAATCCGCAAAAATGTCGGAGTTAATTTCATTGAATATTTCTGTAGTTGTATTTAACATAAAGCCATTATACAGGACTCAGCTATATTCACCATACCCACAAAGAGGTATTGACAAAACCCGATTCGCTGTGCTAAAATCGGCGCGCCAAATGAGAACGAATCTCATTTGGCTTGTCATTTTGGTATAAGGCTGACCAAACCTACAGGGGTTTATATGTCAGAACTAAGTTGCATTATTTTTTCGTCATTAATTCGCATTACCAGTTCTTCAGCTTTTCGAGCACCATCATAAACGTCAAAAGTAGAAAGAGTTTTGCAGACTGCATTAAATAACTCAGTGTTACCCCCCGCTGGGTGAATATGGATTATTCCATCCTTTCTATTCTGGTCTACAATAAAGCCGTTTGCTTCAAGTTTAGCTATATTAATTCTCATTGTGTCTCCGGTCTATTTCAGTGCATAAATCCTTAATTTTGCGGTTATCTTCTTCCGTCCATTTGCTCGCTTCATTCGGAACAACTTTATACATTCTAGCATATCTAAACGCTACATTCAAGGCTCTTAAACTCATACCCCCCAGTGATATCATTAACCGAATACCCCAATAATTATAATCAATGCTGTCCAAGCATATAGATGTAATACAAAAATTCGTTTAATCATTCTATCTCCTCCTATTCTACGCTCATAAAAACTGTACCTGCCATATCTGCACAGTGTGACAGTAACCCATCAAAATCTTCTGACATACCTAAAAATTCGGCTGTATATGCTACCTGCTCATAATTAAGCCCGTATGTCAAAGCTACCTGTTCTATATAGTCTTTACGACTTTCAAAACCTTTTTCCTGATAAATATTCATAAATCCCCCTAATCAATAAAGCCATTATACAGGACTCAGCTATATTCACCATACCCACAAAGAGGTATTGACAAAACCCGATTCGCTGTGCTAAAATCGGCGCCTAAATGAGAACGAATCTCATCTAGGCTTATTCTAATTACATTCTAGCACGACCTGCTCATCCTTGAATGATATATGCACGCCTTTTTCATCTATCCATATTATTTTATGATTTATAATAATCTCCGGATCTTGCCAAAATTTCCACCATTTTTTGCGGTTACCCCATGATGGAATATTTATTTCTATCTCAAATTCTAGATTATATTCACCATTTATAATAGTGGGTGTATATCTTATTTTACCAGTAAAATTCCACCCATCACCCTGATCAAAATAATCCCCACCTAAAAAGGAATTATGTCTGCCGGGACTATGAGGGTCTGCCATGTATATACTAGTTTTCATAACATACGCCCTAGCCATATGCCTAGCATAGCGGCAGGTATTGAAGTCACAGCACATATACATATCATAATCAATCCCCAACACCAAGGATAGTTATCTATAAATCTATCTATCTTTTTCGTATTCATATTAAACCCTCTGTTTCAATAACTACATTATAACATAACTAAAATAGAATTACAACCCTACATTATTATATTACTACCCTACTCACTCCCCTCCCCCTCCCCCTCCCAACCTCTCCGGTGCAGAAGCTATATAAGCATATTAGAATATTAGAATATAAGCATATTAGAATATTAGAATATAAGCATTTCATAATATTTGATTTCTCCGATTAATTTCCCAGACGGCTATTATCTCATAAAATATCGGGCTGAGTCAACCCCTAAACGCAAATATAGTTGGCACGATTATTAACACGCGTCAAAATCCATGCCAATTATTTCTGTCAATATCCACCAATAGCCCTTGACATTACCCGATTCCCTATGGTAAAATCGGCGCATCAGCATATTAGTATATTATAATATTCTAATATACCCGACGGCGCAAACGCACCAATATGGTGCGCCTCCTGCTAGTCTTCAAAGTCTATTAAGTCAGAGCCATATTCTGGCTCAATATACTCCGGCTCATCATCTTCGAGCATAGGGTTATCAAATGATTTAAGGTTATTGCATCTGCTAGATGCTATGCCCTTATATATAGCAGGTCTAAGAGTTAGCTTGCCGTTGTTTATTTCAAATGTCATGTAGCTCATATTAAAGTGCCTCGATTTTTGATTCAGTAACAATATCGATGTAAGAAAGTATTTGACTAAACGCGCCTTCTTTCGCCTCGTCTTTAGTGGTATAGTATCCTTCTTCATGCCATTCGTCGGAACCTTTAACTTTATATAAAGCAACAAAGTTCAGCCCACACAGTTTCATGAATTCAATCGGGTCTGTTTTAGATTCGTATATACGTTTCCAAGGTTTCTCAGTTGAATAGTCCGCTGTGTCATACTCCGATGTTATAGGCATCTCAGTAGTATAGTTACTTTCAAACATGGCGTTAATCTCATGCGCTATATCGTTAGTTTCGAACCCGTCGCAAGTTTCGTTAATTCCAAGTGTATTCATATTAGTAATCTCTTATATTAGTGTTTAGTAATGAAGCGTCCTTGCTCCGGTCTGTATGGATTTATTCGTATGCTCGTTTAATACACGAATCAATATATTTAGATAGCAGGTCTTCTATAGCGTCCGATTCAGGAGTGTCATCTAGCATATATATAACAGCAGTTCTGATACCTGCTATAGCGTGTTGACATTCCAACCATGACGAGCGTCTATACTTTTCAGGGTCAACTTTCGTCATATGTTTGGCTGTTTCTACGGCGGAGTGAACCATAGCACGAACCAAGTCTTCAGTAGTTTTGTAACATGTTGATATTATTAAGTTTTTCATTAGTTTATAACCTCTTGATTAGTTTAGTAATTTAGCTAACAGGCAAGCTGTCAAGCCAATGGTCTGTGAGCATATTAGCATTTTCCAATATGCGGGTATATCTTCGAGTTTCCAGCAAATTTGTTGATATGACATAATGTCAGCCTTTGGTGGTGGATTAAAATTTGTGTTACGCTTATATATATGCAACCAGCGTGCCAACTTTATTATATCCTTATATATCAAGCACTTAGGAGTATATTAGCATTTGCTTAAATAGGTAGACGTTTCAAAAGTGTAACGATTTGTGACACTTTTCTGGTCACTATTTGATCAATCCCTTATATATCAAGCACTTAGAAGTGTAAGATATATCGACACGATTCGGTATTCTTTACACTATTGCCAGACGCTCTGTTAGCCTGTCTAAGCGCTTCTAAGGCAATAGGCTATCATGGCATCACCTGGCAGAGATCGTGCAACCTGGCTCAGCACAGCGCATCTCAGGGCTATAAAAAACAGACTCATCAATTATATGATATGGGGGGTGGGGGGGTAGGGCGGTTTGTAGACTAGGTCTAATAGCCCTAAGCTCAGACCCCCTTTCATGCGGTAATACCAAAGAATTTGTCAACTAGGTAGGGTGCCTATATACAGCAAAATATCATCAAAAGAAAATTTACCCCACAATGCCCCAAATTACCCAGTTCCTTGACCCTAAAATAAATTTTTCAGTTGACATTTTTATACTTTTATGGTATAATATAACTATTGGGAGTACCATCCACCGAACTTCTCGTACGCGATGATTTGCTCCACTTTTTAATTACCCTAAAGGATAGAGGGGAAAACTTTTTTAAGCATTGGAGAACACTATACATGAGTACACAGATAGCAGCACCAGACGAAGACTTTGGCGTATCGCCGGAATCTTTGGAAATAGCCAAAACGTATTTAGCATGTGGCGATTCAAAGACCACGGCAGAAGCCTTAGGCATTCCTGTAGAAAAGGTTTCGTACTATTTACGCAAACCTGAAGTCAAACGCTTCATAGACACCATATTCTTCGAACAGGGCTATATGAACCGCGGCAAATTACAAGAAATCATGGACAAGCTACTAGATATTAAAGTAGAAGAAATGCAAGACTCCGAAATAGGTACTAACAAAGATATCTTAGATATTATTCAACTACAGCATAAGATGCGTATTGAAGAGCTTAAGTTAGAACAAAGCTCTTCAGGAAGCGGTACCAACATCAAACAACAAATCAATGTACAAAACCCTAGCTTTGGCACTAACTATGACAACTTGCTAGGTAAATTGGCGGAAGAGCAATAATGTGGGTATTACCTTTTAACTCAGTAAGACCAAGCAGTGATATATTCTTTTACCTTAAGAATTTAGAAGAACATGATTTGATACTAGAAGAAATTAAAATTTCCTCTACAATGAAATCAAGTAACATGCAGATATACTCTGTAGTAAATGAACCGGTATTTTCTAGACCATTAACTATACGTCCATTCAATAAAATATTGCAAAATAGCGAAACTCCTAATGTACTGGCAATAGCCTGCGCGGACGCTCAATATCTTGGTATTTTAGGTCAGTTAGATAGATTAGAGTTACCAACAGAATTAACAACATACATAAGCACTCCTAGGTTAATTATACCTCAAGGTACTGCATTAGTAATATCCTGTAGTTCATCGGAAGGTGATTTATCAGGGATAATAACAATAGGAATATAAATTATGGCAACAGGTGACGTAACAGTTTTCAATGAAGCTAAACTAAAAATGATAGAGGGTGATTGGGGTTCAACTGATCCTTTCTATCTAGCAATCGTAGATGAAACAATAACTCCAACAGCTGCTTCTACAACTCCGACTTGGAGTGATTTCAGTGCTAATGAGTGCCCAAATGGTACATATGCTGCAGATGGTACTTCTTTAGGTACTTTAGCTACTCTAGTAACAGACGATGGTGGAACTGGAATGAAATTCGATTCAGCAACTAATCCAACTTGGGCAGTTCATGCATCTCATACAGCAACAGCTACATGGGGTATTATATACAACTCTGTATCAGACGACGCTGTAGCGTACGTAGAACTAGGTACAGTAGATATGTCAGCAGGTGACTTAACAGTAACTTGGTCTGCATCAGGTATCTTTACGATAGATTAATTATGAGCGTAACTACTCGCAATATTATTGATGACAGCGTTAACCATCACGGTCAGCGCTCAATATCAGTTGATTATATCTTACATACTGGTGAAATAATTCGCAAGAAGTTAAAACTAGATGTAGTTGATGACGCCAATACTGTAGTGATAGCTAACGATAACTTAGCTATTACTACTGCGGGCTTTAATGAAGTAAATTACGCTGTTAAACAAAGTACTATGGGTGAGATTACTAAAATGGCTATTCACCAAGATCAAGCTGACTTCGACCGTAGAGTCTTAGGTCGCATGATGATTGATGAAAATGCACACAATTTAGGCAATGCTTACTCCTTCTTTCAAGCAGTTGAAAGTAGGGGTGGAGCTAATGCTAATGCACGCGCTACATATTTAGGTATAAGTACAGATGAGTATAACGAGATTGACGATAGATTTTCTAACGTCAATGGTGTTACATGGTTTTTAAACGATGAGAAAGATATGGTATGGGATAGCTTACCAGGGGAGTATAGATAATGCCTAATTACTACTATGTAAAAACTGGTGGTATAGCTGATGGGAGTACAATAGACTCAGTCGCAACTGATGGTATCTCTGATACCAAGCTTACTGGCGCATGGTCTAGTACAGCGTCTGAATACTTCAATGCTATTACTAGCGCTATGGCTGCTGTTAATCTACCAGAAGATGGCGACTTTATAGTTGTTTCTGATGAACATACCGAAACTATGTCGTATGCTCATATTGGAGATACTATGGGCGGTTCTACATTATATATAGTTAGTGTAGATGACTCAAATAGAGAAGACTCTGTTGAAATGAAAAACTCCACTGGAGTGGTTAATCTAGAGGGGCAGTCAGCATTTTATAACACTTACATGCAAGGAATAAAAGTTTCAGTGAACCATAGTCACGGTGTTGGATTACAAACTGGTAATGGTACATTAGTACTAAATAAGTGTTTAGTTGACCTTACTGGAGAAAATATCGCAGCTTTTAATAGTAATCAGGGAGACTGCCAATTCATAATATCAAATAGTGAAATAAGATCCTCTAATGGTGGAAATGGTTCTGGTCAAAATAGTAGACTAGCTAGACCAATGGGTGGAGCTAAATATTCTTTTATAAATACTGAAGCAACTGTATCCGGTGACGGCGAGTTTGATGGACTAATAGATCCTGGTAGTGGTCAAGGTGTGCTTATAGATCTATTAAATTGTGATTTAAGTGTTGTACCTGGTATATATAAGGGTGACTTTGATAGCTGGGGTGGGATGTTTATTGTATATATAGAAATACAAGACTGTATACTACCTGATAGTTTCACACTATTTACTGATTCTTCAGGTTTCATTTCAGTAGCAGGAAGAGTTCTAATTAGTGAAAGCGACATTATTACAGGAAAAGCAGATAATTATTTATTACTATCAAGGGAAGGTGAAACTGTAAGTGAATACAATGTAATAAGAACTGATGGTAGTTTTATGTTTCCAGAAGGCGGGTTTATGAGCCTTAAGACTATCACAACAGATAAGGCTAGCTTATCAGTACCACACTATTTCGATATTCCAGTTAAAATGGCTGATTTTTCAGCCGTAGATACTGACTCAATTCGTGTATTCTTTGGTTCAAATGAAGAACTAACAGAAAGTGATATTAGAGTAGAACTTATTTACACAAATACTACTAGCAACTTAAGTAAAACAGCAGTTTATAGCAGTGAATTAGATGTATATAATCTTTCCACAACTGTGCTAGATACTGACTCCGTTTCAACTTGGAGCAATGCACCAACATACAAACAAAAAATAGATATTGCTACAATTTCAGGCACTAAGTGTGTACCGATTGTAAGAGTATATATATACAAACCAAGTACAACAATATATATCGATACTGAGTTTGATTTACACGCAGGATAAAAATGACTAACGAAACACTAATTTCAGCAGGTAGTTATGCTACCTGTATTGCATCAGCATCAATAACAACAGGTGATTTTTCTACGGAGGGTAATACAAGTAGCATAGCTACTGCAATCAATAGTGAACAAGAATATCCATTACTTGATTTTCAGTTAACTATTAGTTCAGGAATTGCAAGTGGCGAAATAGTTAATCTATATAGACGCGCTAGTGATGGAACTACTCAAGCACCAATACCTGTAGAAACAAATGATGGAACTAAACAAACATATGTTGGTAATTTTTTAGTAGTTTCAAGTAGTGAAACACGTTATCTTGACGGTGTTCGTAATATGCACCCAGATGATGAATACTATATTGAGAATACTAGTAATGTTTCACTAACATTAGGGCTTAAAGTGCGCGGTTATACTTACGGAATAACATAATGGCATACCAGATACCAGATCCAAAATGGGAGATGCCAGAATTACTAACGCCTAAACGTAAACCTACTGGTAATGTAAAAATTGATTATAAACATCCATTAGCTAAAGGTTTAGTAGGGTGCTGGTTACTTAGAGAAAAAAAAAGTGCAATAGATTTGACAGGCAATAATCAATTCAGTATTGCAGATTCCTTCGTTGGTCATGGATATGGTAAAGATGGGAGTTATATTAAAGCAACGCACACCTATTCAAGACTTCTTATAGCAAATATAGCTGATGAAAACCCCTTAATGCCAACTACTGATGCACTTTCAATATATACTATAACTGAAAGACCGGATCCTGCAGATGGACTGTTTCCAATACTAATAGATAAGTCTACCGCAGGTAGTGGTACGAACGGTTGGTGTCTTGGTTTTATACCTGGTAGTAACCAAATAGTATTTTATGTAGATACAGACTATAACACTGCTGTAGAGAGTGACAGTACAATAGGTCTTACACACGGATACGGTATTAGTGCTAGTTCTAGTGCAGGTGTTGATTTTTACACAGATGGTAAGCCCTTAAGCCCTTTAAGTGTTAATAGCTTCACCTGGAGCACAAATGCCGCAAATTTTTCACTACTAAATTATACTACAGTTGATAGTTACCAATGGCTGTACCCAGTATACTGTGTTTATATTTGGGATAGAGTATTATCAGATAAAGAACATAAAAGTATAGATAGTAACCCATACCAAATCCTAATACCAGAGTAATAACATGACTAGACCATCATTAATAAGAATAATAACTACTATATCTCCCAATGTTAAATTATATCTTAAAGCAGATAGTCTAACATTAAGTACTTATCAAAGCACTATACAAATTGATGCAAAAATAACTACTAATGTAGATGCTCTTACATTAACAGGGCATGAAGTACTATTTAGGGAAATACCTATAGTAAATAAATACTTACATAAGGGTAGAATTTATCAAGAAATTGGTGCGAGTAAATATCTATACAATGGTCAGATAATACAAGAAACTGAATCTGGTGCTACGGAAATAGATACTATAGTAGATAACTTAACGTTAACTACTTATCAAAGTACTGTAGGGTACGTAACAACTGTAGATACTAATGTAGATGCTTTAAGCCTAGTAGAGTATCAAGGTACTATTCGCTACGATGTAGAAATAGATACTGCCATAGACGCTTTAAATCTAGTAGAATACCAAAGTACTGTAGCTAATGACGTAGAAGTAGATACTAATGTAGATAACTTAAGTTTAGTAGAGTACCAAAGTACTGTAACTAACGATGTAGAAGTAACTACTAACGTAGATGCTCTTACATTAACTACTTATCAAAGTACTATACGTTACGATGTAAAGATAGATACTGTAGTAGATGCTCTAAGCTTAGTAGCTTATCCAACATCGCTAAATACTGATATTAATATAAGTGCTAAAGTAGATAACTTAGCTTTAACAGAATATCAAAGTACTGTCAACTATGATGTAGAGATAGATACTATAGTAGATGCTTTAACCTTAACTACTTACCAAAGTACTGCAGGTTACTCAACAACTGTAGATTGTAATAGAGACTACTTAAGTACATTTACTTACCAAAGCACTATACATTACGATGTAGAAGTAGATACTAATGTAGATGCTTTAATCTTAAATACTTACCAAAGTACTACCCAATACGATGTAGAAATAGATACTGTAGTAGATGGTTTAAGTTTAGTAGAGTACCAAAGTACTGTAGCTAACGATGTAGAAGTAACTACTACTGTAGCACAGCTAAGCCTTAATACTTATCAAAGTACTGTAGGTTACTTAACAACTGTAGATACTAATGTAGATGTTTTAAGTTTAGTAGAGTACCAAAGTACTGTAGCTAACGATGTAGAAGTAACTACTAATGTAGATAACTTAACACTAACTACTTATTTAACTTCACTAAATACTGATGTAAATATATCAGCTAAAGTGGATAACTTAAGTCTAGTTGAATATCAAAGTACTATTCGCTACGATGTAGAGATAGATACTACTGTAGCTCAGCTAAGCCTTAATACTTATCAAAGTACTACAGGTTATTTAACAACTGTAGATACTAATGTAGATAATTTAGTATTAGCTGAATATCAAAGTACTATTCGCTACGATGTAGAAATAGATACTAACGTAGATGCTTTAAGTTTAAATGCTTATCCAATATCTGTAAATACAGATATAAATATATCTACTAAGGTAGATGCTTTAAGTTTAGTAGAGCACCAAAGTACTGTAGCTAACGATGTAGAAGTAGATACTAATGTAGATAACTTAACATTAACTAGCTATCAAGGTGATATAGATTACTTAATAACTGTAGATACTAATGTAGATAATTTAGTATTAACTGAATATATAAGTGATGTAAATTATCTAATAACTGTAGATACTAATGTAGATGCATTAACTTTAACTAGTTATACGGCAACATTAGAAAGTGATGTAGAAGTAACTACTAATGTAGACGCTTTAAGTTTAATTACTTATCCAATATCTATAAATACGGATATAAATTTATCTACTAATGTAGACGCATTAACGTTAACAAGTTATCAAAGTGCTATACGTTACGATGTAGAGATAGATACTAATGTAGATAATTTAACATTATCTACTTATCAAGGCACTATAACTGAAGCTTCAGAAATAGTAACTAATGTAGACGCACTAGCTTTAACAAGTTATCAAAGTGTTGTACATTATGATGTAGAACTAGATACTAATATAGATGCGTTAACTTTAACAAGTTACCAAAGTGCTATACAATATGATGTAGAAATAAGTACTAGCGTAGGTACATTAAGCTTAGTTAGTTACCAAAGTGATATAGCTTATGCAACAACTGTAGATACAGTTGTAGATGCATTAACTTTAACAAGTTACCAAAGTGCTATACACTACGATGTAGAAATAACTACTAATACAGATCAATTAGTACTAACTACATATACTACAACCCTAAGTAATGATATAGTAATAACAACTAATGTTGATGCATTAACTTTAACTACACATCAAAGTACTACAGGTTACTTAACAACTGTAAATACTAACGTAGATAATTTAGCTTTAACAGAATATCAAAGTACTATACAATATGATACATATGTAAATACTAATGTAGATGCATTAACTTTAAGCACATATAATGCATATGTATTAGAAGGAGAAGCCTCTACTGAAATAGTTGATTTTGAAGTAGAAGTAACAAGATTAATGGATAATATTTATAGAGTAACTCGGAGATTTTCATGATACACCTAAATGATATAGGAACTACATTTAGATTAAAAATAGTAGAGTCAAATACTACTACAGCTTTGGATATCTCTGGGGCTACCGACTTACGTATCAAATTCGAAAAGCCGGATAGGACAACAGTAACACAACTTGCAGAGTTTACTACTGATGGTATAGACGGGTATATTGAATATGTAACGGTAGACGGCGATTTAGACATAGAAGGTAAATGGAGAGTGCAAGGTATAATATCTAACACTGTATTTACCAATAGTTCGCAAATACGAAGATTTAAGGTAGTAGGGAATATATAATGGAAATAAGCCGACAGGATGTTAGCTCAACTGAATTAACTAAATACAGCGAAGCAGAGCGCTTTTTGAAGCTACCTATAGAGAATTACATGGCACTACGTGAGTTTGTGCCAGTACCTCCACAGGTAGCTTTGATAAACGCGATTCAGAATCCAACGTATAGATTCATAGTAGCTTGTCTTAGCAGAAGAACTGGAAAATCCGAAATAAGTAATATGATAGGGCATATAGTAACCCTAAACCCAGGTTCCAATATATTAATAATGGCGCCTAATTATTCTTTATCAGCTATTAGCTGGGACTTACAACGCAAGTACTTAAATATGTTTGACATAGAGTTAGAGCGTAGTAATGCTAAGGATAAAATTATAGAATTAAAGAATGGCTCGACAATTAGAATGGGTTCAGTTTCACAAGCTGACTCAGTAGTTGGACGTAGCTATGACTTCATCATATTTGATGAAGCAGCCTTAAATGATGACGGCGCTAGCGTTTTTAACGTGCAATTAAGACCGACATTAGATAAGCCTAACTCAAAAGCAGTATTTATAAGCACACCTCGTGGCAAAAACTGGTTTTATGACTACTGGATGCGCGGATATGATTATAACGTAGAAGAAGGTAGAGCTCAGGAATATCCAGCATGGTGCTCAATAAAGAGTGGATGGTATGATAACCCTAGAGCAATCAGACAAGACATAGAAGATGCTAGAGCATCTATGAATGATGCTAAGTTTAAACAAGAATATGAAGCAGATTTCATAGCCTTAGAGGGACAAATTTGGGACTTAAAAGAACACCATATTATAGATGTAGATTTAACAACTTTAGATGTATGGGACATAATAGGCGGACTAGATTTAGGTTTCAAGGACCCTACAGCCTTCGTAGCTGTAGCAACAGATGGATATGCTTTTTATATAATTGATGAGTTTCAATTTATTCCAAAGAGCACTAGTGAAGTAGCCGAGCGTTTGCAAGGTAAGATAGCTAGACATAAGTTAGACTTTATCTATATTGATTCAGCAGCTAAACAAACTCGTTTGGATTTAGCACATGAATACGATATAAGCACAATAAATGCAAAGAAAGATAAATTACTCGGGATTGGATACGTTCAGTCTTTACTTGAACATGACAGATTGTTTGTTGATGCCTCGTGTGAGGACACGATAGCAACTCTAAATAACTACAAATGGGATGATAAAGAAGGATTGCTCAATGAACGACCTAAACACGATCAATTTTCTCATATTGCTGACGCTGTGCGTTATGCTTTATATACCCACTCCTATAATGTAGACCCATTAGGATAAAACAAAATATGACAATACCACAGTGGGCTCAAGCCTGGTTATCACCGGCTGGCGTCTTAGTAGTAATAGGTGGAATAGTCTGGGGAATTCAATTAAATATAGGATATGTTATGCTAGCTGAGAAGGTAGCAGCAAATACCGTTAGTATAAAAGCTATAAGTAAATCATTAGAGGTAACAGCTATTAATAATGCAACTACTTCAATTATTTTAGAAGCTATGAGAGAAGATATTAAACATTCTTCAGACCATATAACTAAGCATGATTCAGAATCAGGTGTTTGGAAAGAACGCATAATTAAGTTAGAGGAACGCAATGGCGGATTTAAAGAGAGATGAAATTAAATATGTCAGAGACATATCTAAGTCAGCCTATAAGAAAGAGGAAGAATGCTTTATTTGTGGCAAACAAGAAGAATTACAATTTCATCACTTTTACTCCATGACTTTACTTTGGGAAAAGTGGAAGAAAAAATACTCAATAGTAATAGATACCGTTGATGATATTCTAGCAGCTAGAGAAGACTTTAAGGGTTATCACTACAAAGAAATATACTCTGAAACAGTTACTTTATGCAAGTTTCACCATATGGAGCGGTTGCATAAAATATATGGTAAAGTACCAACACTAGTTACAGCTCAAAAACAGAAACGCTGGTGTCAGCGTATGAAGGATAAACATGACGGTAATACTACAGAAGTTCAAAACAAATAGACGCTTCACCGGAGTAAGTGGAGATACAAAGCCAGTCTTAACCTTAGAAGATGTAGGAGATGAGTTTTTCGAAACTAATACTTCTGAACTATGGGTTTGGTATGGGGATAGTTGGAAGATACCAACTACTGTAACGGAAGTTGAAATACCTCCTATAGAATTAGGTACTGCAGTAGGGCAAGCTACACGAGTAGACTTTACTACTAATGATACCATAATATATAGAGCGGAAGCGGAAGCTGGCACAGTAGATGCTGGCTCTGTTTGGAGAATTAGAAGATTAACAATAGCATCAGACAATGATGTTACAGAAGAATGGGCAAATGGGGATGCTAGTTTTGATAAAGTATGGGACAATAGAGTTTCTTATACATACTCATAAGAGGAAAAACATAAAATGGCTATTGATGCTACACATTGGACAGTTACTAGATCAACTGGAGATATTCGTTATATAGGTAATGACCACACAGGTGGGTCCCCTACATATGCTACAGTAATTGAGTTTCACAGATGGTTACAAGACTTAGCGGATGACGCTAGTTCTACTGGTGACGATGAATTAGATATTACAGATGAACTACCTTCTAGTCGTTCAACTGACAACATTATAACACTACTAGGTACATACAACATAGACGACACTGCAGCAGAACACTTATATGATGGTTCCATCATTCAGAGCTCTGGTGATGAAATCTACGATGGTATTGTAAACTTCGGTAATTCAGGAATAAATATTCAGATTATCCAAGATGGTGCAGTACTCGCAGATGACTGGTGGAATGATGATGGATCCTCTAATGGATTAAACGAAGACGCGGCTGCGGGTATATCTCATAGATTTATGCTTAAAGTTAGAACTGGTGGTGCTGATACGGACGGACGTAGAGTACTAGGTACTTGCCGTACATTTGGTAATACATACTCAGAATTCTCAATTAACGGGTCTTCTCGCGGTAACAACGTATTAGCTCTTTCAGATGCTTCTGACCTTAATAACGGAACTGCAGAAGGTACTGTATCTGGTTGGAGTACAATTGATAATGCAACTGAAGGGTATGCTGCTATTGATGTTAATGGTAATGCAGTAGATGAGTATTACTACTCTGAGTGGAACGCTGATATAGGTACTCGTACAATAAATGATTTTTACGAACGCATGAAGTGGTTAACACGTGATGGTTCAGTATCTACAATATACGGTATAAATGGTGAATTATTCAGAGGTATTACTCATGAGATAGAATTAGATGGTGGGTCTGGTACTTGGGATCCTTTTGAAGCAGTATCTTGGACTGGTGGTACTGGTCAGATGCTAGCTATTGATAATATTGCCGCTACCTCTTCTAGTAAAATGTGGATACAGCTATTAACGGGTGTAGCACCTTCTAACAATGATACTATCACTGGTGGAAGTTCAAGTGCAGATAATGAAGTTAACATAACAGTTACTGATCGTTCATCACTTATTTCAACACCATTTATTGGAGCGTCAACAGGTTCAGCCTTAATTGGCGCATACGGTATAGGATTAGAAACTAATGATTTAACTGCTTCGGATAAAGTGTTCGATTTAGATAACGCTCAAGTTACTCCTCCTAATAATGTTACATTCTCTGTAGCTGGCTTAATAAGTACAGAAGATAGAGTTCTAGTAGCACCATGGGATGGAGTATCTACGGATAGTGAGGGTAACCCTGCTATTGAAGTAGATCAAATGTCTCTAGATGTTGCTTTAACTTCGGGAACAGAAACAGCTGTAGATGTTGGAACAATTCCAGTAGGTACACCAAGTTCTGGTGATATACGAATTCAAATGGATGACGGTCGTTATAGAGAAATAACTTATAATTCTTATGCGGGATCTGTATTTGCTATAGATAGTACTACATTCTCCGGAGATGAAGCGGCAATATCTAACAATGTATATGTTGCTTATATAGACGTATTAGCTGGCTCTACAACAGAGTCTTATACAGCGGTACATTCATCTGATCAAGATCTTGTTGTAATTGTTCGTGACGGTGGAGCTTCTCCTATTAAACAATTTATATCGTCAGCTTCATTCTCGGGCTCTAATACTACTATTACGGCTATTAGAACTTCAGATACTTAATATAAAAATAGAGGTATAAAATGGCATATGGGGACGATATTGATGCTTTAGGCAATGCACACAGATATATTCTTAGTGCAAATGCTGATGATTCAGTTGGAACAAATAACGGTACTAATTCCGGAGGTCTTTTTACCGGTTCCCAAATATGTGAAGATACATCTAACTCCTACGTAACAGCTTCTATTACAGATGGTATTTCGTTACCTACTATAGCTACTATTAATAGTGCAGCACAAGATAGGAAGGCTGTGTGCGGTTGGTTTACACCAACTGCTATACAAAACCCACCTAAGAACATATATGGTGAGGGGGATGCAACTCAAGCTTTTAGATTTGTTTTAGGTTGGGGAAACTATCTAGTTTTCGAAGTAGATAGTTCTTCCTTTACCTTACAAGTATTTGGAGACGTTGCGCTAACTGTAGACAGACCCTACCATTTATGTGCAGTATTTGAAGGTAGTGGTTATGGCAATGAGTTTAGAGCTTACCTTGATGGTGTAGAACAACTAAATGCAGAGCCTACTAATAGACAACCAGGTGCAACTACCTTAACTGCTAGATCAGTAGGCGAGTTTGGGGCTCCTGCAGGTACGGTAGCTGTAGGTGGAACTGCTGTAATATTAATTGCTCCTATTAATGGACAATATAGCCAATGGGCTTTCTTTGATGGAGCTAGCGCTGTACTAACAGACACAGAAGTAAGAGAAGAGTTATTTGAAAAAGGTGCATTACCTGATAATACAATATCTTCTGGCACTGAATCAGCTATGCAAACATCAATTGATGCAGAAGCAGATACAGCAGGTACTAACGTACCCCTAGATATAAGAATAGAAGCAGTTACCGGTGACGGGGACTTAGCATTAACACTAGATAATAGAACGTTTGATGCATTATCTTCTATTCATATACAGTATATGGGGACTGGTACACTAACAATAATTAATACTAATGGAGCGGATGCTTCAATAGGATCTACCCCTAATGGCGGTACGATTATATTTTCAACAGAAGTTACAGTTTCCGTTACATGCAAAGATGCAACAACGGGGCTACCCATAGAAAATGCTAGAGTGCAACTATTAGATAGTGGAGACAACACTATATTAGGTAACTTAACAAATGCAAGTGGCGTACTATCTGGTACATATAACTATGTTACTGATGACGTAATTTCAAGTTCCTCTAGAGTAAGAATGGGAGGTACTCCATTTTATAAAAGCTCATTACTTTCAGGTACTATAACTATTAATGGATTAGATATAACGGTATTGATGGTAGGAGATTCTTAAATGGCCGCGGGTAATTTTTATATAAGAAAAAATGCTTCTGATGCATCTATCATAGGTGACGTAGGAAACATATCCGCTGTATGGGATACTCTCGTTTATGACGAGGGTTCTATAGTTAATTACTCTAGCCCTAACCTACAATTAGATACTGGTATTTATTTGATAATGTATTCGGAATATTTTATATCCGATAGTACTACAAATAATGAACGTATTGAAATACAAGGAGAAATCCATGTTGATGGTGTCGGCGCAGTAGGTGGATATGGACAAGACTATATAAGAAAGTCTACGGGTATTGGTCAAGAATGTACTGTATCAGGTCAAATGATATTAGATGTAACTTCGGATAATACTGATGTTTTCATTTATTTTTATAGAACAGATACTTCGCAGGATGCGACTGGAGTACACAGAGTAGGTGGATTTGGCGGTGTTACTATCTTAGAATTAGATTCTACAGATAATTACGGATTTTACTCTAATTCATCATCTCAAACACTATCTGGTAACACAGAAGTAGATATAGTTTTAAATACTAATGATCAACAAGATACTGGGTTTTCAAGAACAGGAAACGCAGTAACTATTTCAAATGCAGGCCGATACTTAGCTATGTACAGTATGCAAGTACATCAAACGGGTACTGGTCGTGAAGATTGTTACGCGCATTTAGAAATAGGCACAACTAAAATAGCTGGTTCCTCTTCTTATACTTATTCGAGGGGAGACGCAGATGAAAATTGTGATGATGGTGCTCTAACATGGATTGGTATAATTGATGTTTCTGCAAGTGATGTAATAACCGCAAGATATGGTTCTATTACTTCATGGCCTGGTACTATTGTAGCAGGTACTTTATCTTTACAATTTTGGCAAATTCCATCAGCAGGTGACGAATGTATTGTAGAAGCTACAACTGGTGACTTTAACGCTCCAAGTGTTTTTTCATGGGATACACAACCACATATAGATACAGGGTCATTCACATATACTAATGGGAATTCAAATGTAGAGGTTGATCAACATGATCATCTTTTAGCTTTTGCTACAGTTTCTAATGATGATGCAGATGCCCCACAACGGTCAATACCAAGATTAACTTTTGTTAATGATGGTAATGACGTAGATCATGCTTCAGGAAGTGTATACCACAGGAATACATCTTCAGATGGTGTTTCTGTTACAGTAGCTAGTATTATACCTCTTGTAGCGTCTGGAACGTCTATAGAGGTTAAAACAGAGCCTTTAGAAGCTACAGGTACTATGACAAATGACTCTGGTCAGTTTTCTATACTATCTCTTGAATCTATCTGGGATTATAGTTATGCTTTTCCAGCTAGTGTATATGATGTAGATACTGATGATGCTATAACTAATGCGCAAACTAATGTAGTAGTAACAGGTGCCTTCTTTGAGGCAGCACAAGGGACAGGAAAAGTAGAGTTGGTAGAAAATTCTAACTATACAGGTACTAAAATAACACAATCAATAGATAGCTGGTCTGATACTTCAATCCAGTTTGATACTACAGCTGGAGTTCTAGCAGATACTAAATGTTATTTATTTGTTACAACGGATGGTGCAAGTTTAGCTTATATACAAGTTATCGTTGGTAACCCACCTGAAACGTATCAAGAAGCGGTAGAAGGTATGAGTTTATCAGCAGACCATTATTGGATGTTTCAAAACTCTTATGATGATGAAATTGCAACAGCAACAGCAGATGCTGTTAGTGGGGGTACACCAACCTTCTCTACAGATCGAAAAATAGTTAAAGGCGATAGCCATTCTCTACAACTTGATAATATAGATGACTATATTAGTCCAGTTGATCAATCAGATATGAATACCTCTGCATTAGCAAGAAGGTATATAGGTGGTTGGATACAGTTAGATTCTGTTTCACAGACACTTTCTGTTATATATGAAGAAGGCGCTCAAGTTAACAACATGGCTCTCCTGAATGGGTTTGGTAATAATGCCATGTTTCAGATTGCAAATGCTGCTGATGACTATGTACAAACATATGTTGATAAGCCATTAACCCCAAATAGACCTTATCATTTTCTATTAAAATTTCATGCTTCGGCATATGATAGTGGTATATGTAAACTATTTGTAGATGGCGTTTTACAGTCACGTACAAACGGAAACCCTTGGGAAACTACACAACTTGACTCACACTCAGGTAATATTACGTGGGGTCATGAAGGAACAGAATCACTAAAAGTAGGGGATGATAGAGGAGTGGATGCTACAACGATTGCTTTCGTATCACCAACTTCTTGTAACTATGCACATTGGTATAGCTGGTCAGATACTACACTTGATGAAGCTGATGATATACGGGTAACCTTATTTGAAAAAGGTGCAGTAGCAGAAGAAACAGTATCAACTGATACTGAAGCAAATATGCAAACTTCTGTAGATGCGCTATCCGATACATTATTTATGGATTGGCCGTGTTCAATAGAAATAGGGGCATGTAGTGACGTAGACTTCGAGTTAACTTTAGATAATATAACTTTTGAAGATAGAGTATCCTTACAGATTAGATATATGGGAATACACACCTTAACACTAGTTACGGAGAATGGAACAGCTTTAGATACTGATAAACTTGGTACTCCATATAACGGTTCAATAACTATAATAAATGCACCTGCTGTTACTATATACACAAAAGACTTTAGTGGAACAGATATACAAAATGCTAGAGTATTATTACTAGCAGACGCTGGTGGTGATTTAGCAGAGGGAACTACTATTCTAACAGGACTAACAGATGTTAATGGTAAGATAACTACAAACCATAGATATACTGCCGATCAACCTGTTACAGGACTAGTTAGAAAATCGTCTTCTAGTATTTATTTTGTAAACACCCCTATAACAGGCACAATAACAAGTGATGGGCTAGAACTAACCGCTTTTATGATAATGGACGAATAATTATGACGGATGAAATCACAGAAAGAAACATTATAGCAATAAAGACTTACATGGAAGAAAGTCGAGCTATGATCAAAGAAATAACCGAAAAATTAAAACACAAAGATGCCGAAGTCTTAGCACTTAAGCAAGATATACGTTCTTTAGCAGAACAAATAGGAGTATTACAAGTAAAATTGTATTCCGGAGGAGCAATTAGCTAATGGCTATTAGTATCGATCCGTTAACTAAAATAATACTCGTCCCTAAGGCAGATCTAACTTTAGTTACAGGTACTCTTTATGAGCTCGATACTAACACTTTTAGAATGGAATTAAAGGCTATAGAAGCAAGCTCAAATGGTATGGCTTTTGTAAGAACTCACATACATAACACAGAGGTTACAGTAGCGGGAGTAACTTTTGCTAGAACTATTGAAATTATAAACGGATACTCTGTAGAGTTTGAAAATGGAGCATATTCTGTGAGATTAGTAGGTTCTAACAATAATATATTTGATGTACAAAATAATATTTTAGTACAAAATCAAGTACAAGTAATACCAACAAACTCAGCGGGTCTTCAGACTGTAATTTCAGGCTCTGGAGTAACTGATCAGGATATAACTGATATAGCTAATGAGGTATGGAATAAACCATTAATAGAAAATACTACTTTAGGTAGTTTTGGCGAGATGGTGGGTAAAAAACTATTAACTTTTGCTCAATTTATGGGTTTAAAATAAAAAGTTATATAATAATATAAATACCTTTTAGGTATTGGAGAGAACAACATGTCAGGATCAAAACAATCAAAGAGTAAAGCAAAACTATTAGTGCTTAAAGATAGAGTATCAGTAGAAGCAACAACAGGGCTAACTGCAGATATTACTGTACCAGCAGCAGTAGGAACAATTCCAGTTTATGATGAAGCAGGAACCCACCTAGGTTACATTGCTATATTTGATACAGCAGACTTAACATAAGGATAACACATGAACTTTTTAGAGAAATTAGGTTTTCGTGAAAAGTTAAATCCCGCTCAAGAAGAAATCGTACAGGACTATGGGGAAACTCATAGTCCGGCTGCGAAATATTATACAAATCAAGATGCTTATGAAAAGTTAGAAGTTGTTAATAGAGGAGTTAACTTATTAGTTGACTCAACGGCCGGTATGAAGTTAGATGTAGGTGAGATATTAGAATATTCTAATACCCCTAACCGCATTAGAAAAAAGAAAATTGATTCTTTACTAAACTTTAGACCTAATCCGTACTACAACGCTGATGTATTTAAACGTAATATATTTATTGATTTAATACTTGAGGGAGACGCATTTATATATTGGGATGGTGCGCATTTATACCACCTACCTGCACTAAAAGTCGAAATCATCGCAGATAAGAAGACTTATATTAAAGAATATATATATGGAGATATTCACTATAAACCAAACGAAGTAATACACATTAGAGAGAATGCAAGTAAATCAATTTACACAGGAACCTCTAGAATGGATGCTGCAATTAAGAGTATGGAATTATTACTCACAATGCAAGAATATCAACAAAACTTTTTTGACAATTCAGCAATCCCGGGTCTAGTTATGACTACACCCAACCCTCTATCTGATAGAGTAAAAACAAGAATTATTAATCAATGGATGGCTAGATACAACGCTAAAGCGGGTGGTAAAAAGCCTATGATTATCGATGGAGATTTCAAATTAGAATCTCTTTCTAAATATAACTTTACTGAATTAGACTTTAATGAAAGTATTATAACTCAAGAATCAAAAATACTAAAAGCACTAGGTGTTCCACCTATGTTACTAGATTCAGGTAATAACGCTAACATAAGCCCTAATATTAGAATGTTTTATGTAGCTACAGTATTACCATTAATGGATAAGCTTGTCCAAGCTTTAGAATTTTACTTTGGTTATGATATGAAACCAGTAACTCAGGATGTGCTTGCACTAAGACCTGAATTAAAAGAATTAGCTAATTATCATACATCTTTAGTTAACGCAGGAATCTTTACGCGTAACGAATCACGTGAAGAATTACGTAAAGAAAAACTTGAAAACCATGAATTCGCAGATGATATTGTTTTACCGGCTAATGTTGCAGGTTCAGCACAAGATGCGGCACAAGGTGGTAAACCACCAAAACCCAAAGAGGAATAATATATGAGTAATAAACAATTTGAATTACTTGCTAACTTTAAAACCAAAGGCGGAGAAGAAGGCGAGGATATTATAATTGAAGGATTTGCCAACACTACGGATAAAGACAGAGCCGGAGATGTGATAGTTGAATCAGCATGGACAAAAGGCGGACTAGATAATTATCTTAAGAACCCTGTAATTCTAGCTTTTCATGATCACAGTCAACCAATTGGTAAAATGGTAGATTATGGTATTAATAATAAAGGACTACATATAACTGCTACTATTTCAAAGTCAGCAGGTAATGTATATGAATTAATTAAGTCTGGAATAATCACAGCATTTTCTGTAGGTTTCAGAGTTAAAGATGCAGATTATGATAGTGAAACAGATATATTTGTAATAAAAGACTTAGAACTACATGAGATTTCAGCTGTAAGTGTACCAATGAATGCAGATTCATTATTTTCAGTTGCTAAATCATTTGATAATGAAAAATCGTATGATGAATTTAAAGATTCATTTAAAATAAATGTGGAAGAAAACATATCCACAGAAAAAAAGGAGACACATATCGTGCCTATAGAAGATAAAAACAAGGG